CCGAAAACTATCAGGGTCGGTATGAACTCATTACCAATTATTCGTCCGACTATCATCTGCCGATCGACGAACCAGTCAAATACATGACCGGCCTAAAAGATTTCGTCGAAGAATCTCGCAAGCATTTACCGCAGGACAGTGAACTGGTCCAGCTGGTCGACAATATCGCAGAGCTTATAAACTCTACCCTCTACAAACTTCGTTTTCTTCATTAAAGGAAATCATCATGGCTTATGGAAATAATGCAAAAATGCCGGCTGGCGTAGTCTCGTCCGACAAAACCGGAAGCAAAAGCGAACCGATGCGCGGCGGTGTTGCCCAGGGCATGCAAGACAAGACCGGCGCCGACAAGCAATTCAACACCGGCCGCAGCGAGAGCATGTGCTATACCCACGATCGTAAATCCTGCCAGTAAAAGCGAAAGCCCGACACTTCTGAGATGCCGGGCTTTCTAACCATCGCAATTGGGAGAAATTGAAATGGCTGAATCTGACATTATAGAAAATTGCAGCTTTTGTCGATTTTTTAGAAATCATCAAATAATGGGAAACTGCAGACGTTTCCCGTTAATGCAGAACAAGCACGAAACCGACTGGTGCGGTGAATTTGTCCGTATCGCCGGCATGGAACCGATCCACACCAGTGTGCCGACAACCATCACATTGATGCCGCCCCCACAGCGTAAACGTGGTCGGCCTGTGAAGGTAGCAGCGGCGAAGGTAGCAGCATGATCCGGCCAATGGGTAACAAGGTCGTCGTCAAGCCACTGGTGCGGCAGCTGTCGAGCGTGCTGATCGTTAAAAACACGGAACCCTTTAACGAGGGAACCGTGGTGGCGACAGGACCAAAAGCAACTGAAATATCAGTCGGTGATTTTATTAAGTATGGTAACGGGGATTATCTTAAGTGGCCGACGCATAATATCGACGGTCAGGATTATCAGATAATCTCCGAAATGGATATTTGTGCAGTCGTAACTCAATAAGGAAAAATCATGTCAAATTCTCAAGCAATAGGCGTGGCGTATCAAGATCAAGATATTATCAATGCAAACAATTCACTCGTGAACGCCGTTACCGGCCAGATGGGTTACAACACCGGCAGCTCAACCGCGGTGCCGACTGCTGTGACGCAAGCAACCAGCAAATCAACCGGTGTGACCGTCAACGCGCCTTGCGGAACGATCACCATGAACAATGCAGCACTTGCTGCCGGCGCTGAAGTCGCATTCATTGTGACGAATTCAATGGTTTCTGCATACGATGTGCCGGTCGTTGCCATCAAATCCGGTGCGACTACGGCAGGCACTTATTTGTTGTCGATTGCGACGGTTGCTGCCGGATCGTTTACCATCGCTGTGTCAAATGCCAGTGCAGGCTCATTGTCGGAAGCTCTCGTGATTTCATTTGCTCTGGTTCACGTTGCCCAGCAATAAATGATAACGATTGACTCGCTCAAAGCGAAAATTACTGCGCTTGAGGCTGAATTGCAAAAGGCAAACGTCTTTGTGATTCAAGCCCAGGCGACGATCGGCGCTTATCAATCACTCATCATCGACTTAGAGGCACCTCATGCCATTGAAGAAATCAACCAGCCCGAAAGCGTTTGAGAAAAACATCAAGGCAGAAGTGAAAGCCGGAAAGCCCATCAAACAGGCCGTGGCGATCGCTTATTCCGTGAAACGCGAAGCGGCGAAGAAGAAACGTTAATGCCTTCACTTGCTGAACTTTTAGACACTTCTGCTCAATGGGGCAGAGGTGTGCAGAATAAGATCAGTGATCTGGTATCGCCAGAGGCATGGGCGCAAGCATTGCGTAATCCTCCACGAGTGCTATCGCAATACCAACAAATGCAACCAGGGCAACAGCAACAAACAATTAGCGAGGCATTTGATAACGCGTTGAATTTTGGACCGGCGATGCTGGGCAAGATTGTTTATCACGGAAGCCCGCATAAATTTGATGCTTTTGACGCTTCGAAAATTGGCACCGGCGAGGGGGCGCAGGCTTACGGGCATGGGTTGTATTTTGCGGAGAATCCCGGCGTTGCGTCTACATACACCGGCGGCGGGGGCGACGTTTACGGAATGTCAGTAAAGCGAGATAACGGCAAATATCATGCCGCTGCGTTTAGCCATTCAGACCCTAAATTTAGAAAAGAGTCTTACTTTGATTCTGAGTCTGACGCTAACAAATGGATTCGTGAGCAATCTGGCGGCTCGCTCTACAAAGTAGATCTGCCCGACGAACACATAGCGAAGATGCTGGATTGGGATAAGCCGCTAAGTCAGCAAAGTAAAGAAGTGCGGGGCGTTTTGCAATCAATGATGACAAAAGCGAGAAAATCGTTTCCTCAGATTGATGCAAACGGCGATCCGATAGCTGGTCAAATTCATCATTTATACGCGCAGCATAGGGGTGGAAACGCTCAAGTCGTTGCAGATGAATTGAAGGCCGCAGGCATCCCCGGCATCCGCTACCTAGATCAAGGTTCCCGCGCAGGCGGTCAAGGCACAAGCAATTATGTGGTGTTTCCAGGCAATGAAAAATTGACCAAAATATTGGAAAGAAATTAAGCGAACTTTGCCCTAATAAAAGAAAATGCCAAATCCATCACACAAACCAACGGAAGAAACGCGCAAACGCGTGCGCGAAATGTCTGGTCTTGGACTGCCGCACGAGCAGATTGGGGCGCTAATCGGCATCAGCGATGTGACGCTGCGAAAACACTATCCCGACGATTTGCAGATGGGTAAGGCGCAGGCATCGGCTCGCATTGCCGATACGCTATTCAACAAGGCGCAGGCCGGCGATACCACAGCGATGATCTGGTGGACGAAAGCGCAGATGCGCTGGTCCGAAACCGTTAAGCAAGAGCTGACAGGTCAAGACGGCGCACCGCTGCTGTCGGGCATTCAAGTATCGTTTGTCAAAAACGATGCTGAAGCCTAAAGAAATAATTGCAAAGGCAGAATTCCCCGAAAAGCTGGAATTCCTGTTTAAGCCAGCGCGGTATAAATGCTGCTGGGGTGGCCGCGGCGGTGCTAAGAGCTGGGGCATTGCTAGGGCGTTATTGATCCTCGGCGCTCGATCACCGATGCGGATCTTGTGTGCGCGGGAATACCAGACCAGCATCAAGGACAGCGTGCACAAGCTGCTCTGTGATCAGATTGAAGCACTTGGCCTGCTGTCGTTCTACGAGATCACGCAGGCCAGCATACGCGGCAAGAACGGCACCGAGTTTGCATTTGCCGGTCTGAAAAACAACATCAGCAATATAAAATCATTCGAAGGCGTGGATATAGCGTGGGTGGAGGAAGCGCAGACCGTCAGCCGCATGAGCTGGAACGTGCTCATTCCGACGATCCGCAAGGACAAATCCGAGATCTGGGTTTCGTTCAATCCTGAGCTGGAAACCGACGAAACGTATCAACGTTTTGTGCTGCATCCTCCTCCTGACTGCCAGAGCGTAAAGGTCAACTGGTCAGATAATCCGTGGTTTCCCGAAGTGCTGCGCCTTGAGAAAGACGCATTGCGCGAGCGCGACATGAGCGCCTATAACACCGTGTGGGAGGGCATCTGCCGGCAGACGGTTGACGGCGCCATCTTTGCGAACGAGATGCAGATGGCCGAGCTGGAAGGCAGGATCTGCCGGGTGGCTTACGATCCGAGCAAGCCCGTTCATGCGATCTTCGATTTGGGGTGGTCTGACGCAACAGCGATATGGTATCTGCAGTTTGTCGGCATGGAAACGAGACTGATCCGTTACATGGAGGACAACCAGAAAACGATCAGCCACTACTTATCGCAGATGCAGACGCATGGCTACGTCTACGACACGCTCTGGCTACCGCATGACGCCGAGAACAAGACACTGGCGGCAAACGGCAAGAGTATCGAGGAAATCGTGCGCGGCGCCGGTTACAAGGTGAAAATCATACCGAAGGTGCCAATACCGGACAGCATCAACGCCGCCAGAACGATATTCCCGAATTGCTGGTTTGACCGCGAGAACGCAGCCGACGGCATTTCGTGCCTGCGCCATTATCGCTATGATGTCGACGAAGATGGCCGATTCAGCAAGATGCCGCTGCACGACGGATACAGTCACGGCGCCGACGCATTCCGTTATATCGGCCTGATGGTCAACGAACCGCGCCGAGCGCAGAAGCGCCGGCCTGAAATGCTGCAAATGGGCAGCTGGATGAATTGAAAAGGGTAAAACATGGCCTATCAAAGTGACGATTACGACAAGCGGATTACTGATGCGATTGAATTCCTGCGCCTGGTGTCTACTGCTGAAAGCACGAACCGCAGCGAAGCATTGGAGGATCTGAAGTTTGCCGCCGGTGATCAGTGGCCAGTCGAAACGCAGAACAGCCGCAACCTAGAATCTCGGCCATGCTTGACCATCAACAAGCTCGATGCTTACGTTCGCCAGGTCACCAATCAACAGCGCCAGCAGCGACCGCGGATTAAGGTGCACCCGACGAACACACAGGCCGATAAGAAGGTCGCAGAGGTGCTCGAAGGCATCACGCGTCACATCGAGATCAACAGCAACGCAGACACCGCCTATGATACCGCGTTTGATTACGCGGTTCGCATGGGCTGGGGTTACTGGAGAATCGTCACCGACTTTGTGCGCGAGGATTCATTCAACCAAGAG